TCAAAGAATTAGGCATGAAGTTTTGGATAAGCAAAGATTATGAGTTTATCCTAGATGATTATGATGGCTTTGATGTAATTAAAACAAATCTACTCACAGGGGATACAATATATTTTTGTACTGAGTGTAAATTTTTATTGCAATTTGTATAGTTAGTGCAATTTATTTGTATATTTGTAGAAATTAATACCTTAAAATTATGACAACAAGGAAAACAACTCAAGCTGATGAGCCTAAAACAGCACCCGAGGTAATTACCCTCAACATCTATCAGAAACTGCATCTAGCTAAGCAGTCAATGGGTAAGGTCATTAAGAATGCGACCAACCCACACCTCAAGCGTAACTATGCTGATATCAACAGCATCATTGATACGGTAGAGCCTATCCTATTAGACTGTGGATTGCTACTCATACAGCCCATTAAGGATGATAAGGTGTATACTATGATCATTGACATCGAGAATGAGGATATAATTGAAAGCTTCATGCCGTTACCTATGATCACTGATGCACAGAAGCTAGGTGGAGCAATCACTTACTTCCGTAGATATACGCTAGTTAGCTTACTATCCCTGCAGGCAGTGGATGATGATGGTGAGACTGCAGCTAGAGCACCCAAGGCAAAGCCTACGTTAGATGGGGAGAGATGGACCAAGGCATTTAATGCAGTAAAGAGCGGTAAGTTCACTCCTGAGCAAATCAAAGAGATGTATAACCTAACTAAAGAGCAGGAAGCACAGCTATGAAGTTTAGAGCATCACAATTAGGCAAATTAATGACCTCCTCCCGTACTAAGGGGGAGGCATTGAGTCAAACAGCTAAGAGCTATATCATCCAAAAAGCTAAAGAGGATTTCTTTGAGTACCGGAGTGAGCTGAACAGCAAGTACATCACCAAAGGACTAGCTCAGGAGCAGGACAGTATTGACCTACTTAACCTGGTTAGGCTAGAGGACTACAAAAAGAATGAGGAGAGGGTAGAGAATGAGTGGTTATCCGGGTGCTGTGATATTATCACTGATACATCCATCATAGATATTAAAACCTCGTGGTCCTTAGATACGTTTCCTGCCACTAACTACGAGCTAAAGGACCTAAGTGACTATGAGTGGCAAGGACGTGCTTACATGTGGCTGTATGACATGCCATCTTTCGAGCTGTGCTATGTCATGGTAACTACTGCACCTGAGATAATGGGTGACTATGAGAATGGAGCACTGCACTATGTAGATCATATTGCACCTGAGAAGCGTATCACATCCATTACCTTTGCTAGAGATAAAGAGATAGAGATACAGATGGCAGAGAGGCTGATAGCTGCTACTGAATTTTATAACGAAGTATTAACGCAATTAAAGAATAAATGAACATAACACACGAGAACGAAATAAAGCAAGAGGACAGCATCCTATTGGCAGTGATGGCTAAGGGGCAGGCTAAGTATGGTACTAATCTAGATAGAAAAGATGTAGACCTGGAGGGATGGCTTAACCATCTACAGGAGGAGCTAATGGATGCTACTCTTTATATTGAGAAACTAAAGAAAGAACTATGAAAACAGCAATACAGCAGGTATTCTCTGAGCTCGAGGAACTGCACCCTAACCTATTCAATATAAACACTACAGAGGGCAAAGAGTTTGTTCACCACTTCCATAAGTATATAGCAATGGAGAGAGAACAGATAGTCAAGGCCTACACAGATACCTTAGAATTTACCCCTGAGAATATATCTAAGGGTGAGCAGTACTACAACGAAACCTTTAACAAATCAATTAATAATAAGGGGTAAAAGTTGCCCCATTAACTAAATAGAAATGATATGAAAGCAACACTTGAATTTAACTTACCTGAGGACCAGGCAGAGCACTACTGTGCCATCAAAGGTGCTGATATGCTTAATGTACTATGGGAGCTCAAAGCAGAGCTTCGTGCTATGCTGAAGTATGGAGAGCTACCGGATACACAGTATGAGATAGTGGAGAAGATACAGGACTTCCTAATGAGTAGCCTAGATGATAACGATGTAAACCTAAATAAATGAGATACCCCATTATTTTCTTATCAGCTCTAGTCATAGAGATATGCAGCACCTTTTACATTAGGTTTGTGTCCGAGGGCAATGCACCAGGTATGATATTCTTTGCAGCCATTGGGCCATTCCTTGGGCTCCCATTCCTAACCTACATGATAGAGGCTACTAATTGGAATGAACGGATATTGAATGCCGTAGCACTGAGTGCCGGATACATAACAGGAACAGTAATAGTAATAACTTTAATAAAATGATTATTTTAGCAGCAATTTTAATAGCCCCTGCAATAGTGTGGGGATGGATAAGCACAATAAACTATATCAAATACATAAACCATGAGTAAATTCAAAGGAGAGGTGGTATTCATTACCCCAACAACGTCAGTTTCTGACAAATTCAAAAAGAGAGAAGTAACCCTGAAGTCTCAGGATGAGTACCCTCAGTACGTTACATTCCAATTAACCCAGGATAAATGCGATCTAGCTAACAACCTGAAAGCAGGGGATGCGGTAGAGGTGAGCTATAACCTACGAGGCCGTAAATGGGAGGCACAGGATGGTACCATCAAGTACTTTAACTCCATTGAGGCATGGACTATGAGCCTGAGCTCAAAGGTAGAAAACAGTGCTGTTGATAAATTGAGAAAAACTTTTGACACTACAGATGAGAGCAGTAACGATTTACCTTTCTGAGGACCAACAGCTATCCGAATGGATGCGAAAAGAGATAACAGGCATGCTATCCAAGAGATATAAGCTAACACACTTATCTGAGGATATGAATGTAAATTATGCTAAGCTATACCGCTTCATGAGGGGTAGGAATGTGACCACTGAGATATACGATTCATTTTTTAGAGTATATTTGAAGTCATGGAACTCCTAACATTAATACCCTTGGCATGGTGGTGGTGCAATTTTGAACCATTGCAAGCAACCTTAACCGAGATATACATGTCCTTAAGAATTGGCACATGGGCTATACCTTTACTAGATGCATTGAGCTGTAGTAAGTGTGTAGCCTTTTGGCTTACATTAGCATGGCATCAGGATTTTATCCTTGCTTGTCAGGCAGCACTGGGTGCATACATTTTAGAATTATGTTTGAACAAACTGACATAGAGATAATAGATAAGATAGATGCTACTGCGGATGCTGTGAAGTATTCTAAGCACTCATGCGTGCAGCTATATAAGATACGGGTCAAGTATGATGGTCCACAGCCTCGGGAATGCTTCTGTGCATCTGTTAGGAGAAAGGTGTGGTACAAAGACTTTATGAATTGGTATGAAAAGAGTCTTAGACAGGTACATTAGCACCCATTACTACGAGGTCAGGGCTTATACGCTGTACTTTCTTACTAAGATGGGGAGTAATATCGAGGCGGATACTGTTATTAACAATAGCTACCTCCATGTGCTAAGCATCAATGAGGATACTCAGAGTGAAGCCCAGGTGAAGAGCTACCTGCTTAACACCATCAAGTATCAGATTCTATGGAACACCTCACTCAGCCACAAGGATGATAGGGTAACATCAATGGAATATGATGCAGCTGAGCAGGAGGATAACGAGCAGGACCTACAGGCTAAGATATTGGAGGATAAGATATACAGCACGCACAAGGGGCTGATAGAGATATACAGAAGCGAGATAGATGATCATGTTCACAGGATAGTATTTGAGGCATACATTGACAAGGGATACACCACAGCAAGAGGGATGGCTAAGTACTTTGATATACCGGTTACCTCAGCTCACTATCTGATTAGAGAAATTAAACAAAATCTTAGAAAATTACAATATAGGTATGAGACTATCTCAAATAATTAGTATCTTAGCTACATTCACTGCCTTGACCGGTGCCGTCTTTCTACTTAGAGATAACAGCACTTTAGCAATGAGAGCTTTTGGAGTTTGGGTAGTACTTTATTACGCATGGTTATTTTTAGAACAATACGAATATGAACAAGAAAGTAAAAAATGAGTACCTAGGTCAGTATATTACCAGGTACAATCCGTTGGGGTTTGAAACTTCATTCACAGTAACTGAGGAGACAGCTAACCAAGCTGAGCACCTTACATCTGTAGGGTTAGGGTATCTCTTTGAAGAGGTAGAGTCTGAGGCTAAGAGTAAAAAGTATAAAGGGGTAGAGCCTGAGTCAAATGAGGCCTAAGCATATACCTACTCCCGAAGATATGTGGGATTTATTTGAAGCCTACAAAAGATGGTGCAAAGAAAACCCCAGGTATAGCTATTCCCTATCTACTAAGACAGGTGAAGCTACAGCAGTACCATTAGAGAGACCGCTTACTCAAGTGGGTTTCAGGACGTTTGCTGCTGAGAAAGGGCAGAGTGTTCAGGATTATTTTGCAAACTACGAGGGGAGATATTCCGCGTTCACGACAATCTGCTCACGCATAGAGGAGGCCATCCGCATGGACCAAATCGAGGGAGGTATGGTAGGGCAGTACAATGCATCCATTACTCAACGTCTCAACAACCTAACTGAGAGAGTTGACACTACCACTAAGGGAGATAAGATAGAGAGCATACAGGTTACCATAGTGCGGCCTGATGCAGATTGAATTCATGTGTGCCGTGGTAGAGGAATACATCTACAAAATGAAAGGCGTACAGGTTAGGATAGATAGGAGGGCAGTAGCTACCGATGGCAGGCAGATGGCTATGCTAATGAATGCATTTCAGATAGCAAATGGAAATAAAGAGCACAGTAATATTTGAGAAGAACTACGAGGCACTTAATGACCCTGGTATTAGGTTTGTAATTAACGAGGGAGGGTCCCGTTCCTCCAAGACCTATAGCCTTTGTCAGTTAGTTATCATCTATTGCTTACAGAACAACCATAAGGTAGTATCTGTTATTAGAAAGACATTCCCTG